AGAGGTCTACACCATTGAAGGCGGCAATTTTATCTTTGCCCCAGCGCCGGTAGGCGAGTTTACGGGGCTGCTCGGGTACCTGCGGCGATTCGATCCGTTGGTGGCCGACGACGATACCAATCTTCTGCTGAACGACAATTACGATGTGTATTTGTTCGCCTGCCTGTCCGTTGCATTCTCCTTCGCTCAGGATGACCAGCAGGCGGAGAAGTATCTCGGCCGGTATCAGGTCGCAGTTGAATCCCTTAATGCCAGCGACCAGTTCATGGCGCGTCAAGGCAATGCGCTGCGCCGTCATGGGAATGGGTCTTACTGATGCTCGCGGTACGGCAAATTCCTTACGGGGAATGGCTTCCTGATCAGCCTTCCGTGGGGAATGCATGCAAAACCGCAAAGAACGTCATCCCACACGGCTCTGGGTATAGTTCAGTTCGATCTCTTGCTCCAGTTGGTGATGCACTCGATGGCCAGTGTCTGGCGGCAATATCGTGCCGTGCTTCTACTGGCGAGATTTTTACCTTCTCCGCTACCGGATCGACGCTCTATAAGCAGGATGCGGACGCCTGGGAGGATGTCTCTAAATCTGGCGGATATGCGGCAAGCGCATGGGAGTTCGCGAAGTATGGCGAGCGGATAATTGCCGTTCAGACGCTTTCGACTCCCCAATATTATGACCTTGGCGTATCAACTACCTTTGCCGATCTGCCCGGATCGCCCCCGCAAGCCCAGCATGTCGCGATTGTTCGCGATTTCGTAGTGCTGGGAAATCTCACTGAAGGGTCGGTAGATCGCACCTCGAAAATAGCCTGGTCAGGCTTCAACAACTCCGAAGTGTGGGGCAGCGACATTGCCACACAGACGGACTCGCAAGAGTTGTTGGGCGATGGTGGTCGCATCATGCGCATCGTAGGCGGAAGCTATGGTGTGATCTTCCAAGAGAACAGTATCTGGCGCATGGATTACTCAGGCGCGCCCACCATTTTCGAACTGAACGAGATTGAGACAGAGAGGGGCACGCCTGCTTCGAAGTCTGTTTGTTGGCTCGGTCGCACGATCTATTACTGGGGCCACGATGGCTTCTATCGCTTCACTGGGCAGGCATCAGAGCCTATTGGCTACGAGAAGATCGACACCTATATCCGAGGCGATTTGGATGTATCGCGTATCGATTACTTCATCGGTGCGGCTGATCGAGCTAATGGGCTGGTTTTCTGGATCTACCCATCGCTCGAAAACGGCGCGCAAAAGCTGGTTGTTTACAACTGGAAGGTGAACCGGTGGGCGCTGATCGACCAAGGCCCCGAGATCATTTTTCAGTATTTCTCAGCCGGCTATAACCTTGACTCGTTGGACTCGATTCTGGCCGACATTGATTCGGCATCGATCGCTGTCGATTCGCAGGTCTACAACGGCGGCCAGATCTTCCTTGGTGGATTCAACGCCGATCACAAGCTTTGCACCTTTGCCGGCGATTATCTCGTTGCAGAACTGGAGACGGGTGACATTGCCTCATCTTCTGGTAATGCCATCTTCATTGCCCGCGCGCGCTCTCAAGTCGAATCGACTGGCGGCGGGACGATCGCTTTCTGTGGCCGCGACAGCCTCGGGGCGAATGTTGAGTACGGGCCACCCATAAGTGCGAATGATTACGGCGAATACTCCCTTCTGAAGACTGCCCGCTACTCACGCATCAAACACCAAGTGATGGGCGGCTCCGACCATTTAATGGGTATCGAGATTGAGTACCGAGAAGCCGGCAGACGCTCCAAGTACGTGCGTTGAAGGCATCTTTTCCTTCGAGGCCGAGTTGTTCTGGCCGCAAGTTGCACCACTGATACAGCCCTGTCTTGATCTTGTTGATACGGGGTATTCGATTGAAGACCTTCTAACCGAAATACAAAGCCGCAGAAAACAACTGTGGCTAATCAATGCTGGCCAAGCTGCTGGCATCACATCAATACAAGTTCTTCCCCGCTGGAAAAAATTGACAGTCGAGTACCTCGGCGGCTCTGGCATGTCCGATTGGTACGACGACTGGTACACCGAAATGCAGCGCTTCGCAGAAGCCCATGGCTGCAAGTACATCGAAGTGCATGGGCGTGAAGGGTGGGCACGGTTAGCCCGATCACGAGGCGCAGAAGTAAAGACGATGACGATATCGAGGAAGACAGTATATGGGCGGTAGCAGCGGCGGCGGTGACACCACACAGACGACGGAACCATGGGCAGGGCAGCAGCCGTATCTGTCTTTCGGCTTCCAGCAGGCTCAGAATCTCTACAATCAGGGCGGCCCGCAGTATTACCCGGGATCAACAGTCTCGCCTTTATCGAACTACTCGAATCAGGCTGTTGATCTGATGGCCCAGCGTGGCCTAAATGGTTCGCCACTCGAAACTGCCGCGCAGAACGAAGCGACGAAAACGCTGAACGGCGAGTACCTAAACAATAACCCGTACCTCGATTCACTATGGAACCAGCAGGCGGGCGATATTACCTCTCGCGTGATGAGCCAGTTTGGTTCAGCGGGCCGCACTGGGTCGGGCATAAACCAACAAGTTTTGGAGAGAGAGCTGGCCAACGGCTCGAACAACTTGTATGGCGGCGCATACGACGCAGAGCGCGGTCGCATGACGCAGCAGCTCGCTCTTACACCGCAAACGTCCGGCATGGATTACACAAACCTCGGAAACCTTGCGAAAGCTGGTTCTGTACTCGATCAGCAGAATCAGAACGTCCTCGATTCCAATGTTAATCGGTGGAACTACAACCAAAATCTACCGTGGGACACGCTACAACGGTATGCGGGGCTTATTGGAGGTACTGGTTACGGCAGCACCGTCGATAAGTCAACATCGGGCGGCGGGTCTAACCCATGGGCCGGCGCTGCAGGTGGTGCGGCGGCCGGTACAGCAATAAATCCGGGAATAGGCACAGCGCTCGGCGCTCTCTATGGATACTTTGCGAGTTAATGACTATGGCGATGATGCCTTTTGACCAGAACTCCATTGGCGGATTGTTTGGGCTCGGACAGGGTGGCGATGCGAGCAATCTGGTGTCAAACCCCTTATTCATGGCTGGATTGGGCTTGCTTTCTGCTGGTCGAGACAGACGAATAGACCCTTTCCAGGCTGGAGCGCAAGGTTTGCTTTCAGCGAACCAGATTCAACAAACCCAAGCCGATGCCGATATGCGCCGGCAGCAGTTCGGCTTTCAGAAGCAGAAATTTGATTACGAGCAGCAACGCCAACAGAGAGTGCAGGAGGCGCAAGAGAAGGTTAGGGGATTGCTTGAGGCCGGGGACACTCAGGGCGCGGCGCGCCTTGCCCTGACATCGGGCGACCCTTCGCTTGGGGATTTCGGCAGGGGACTGCTCACTCCACAGAAGCCCGCATCAATTCAGGAGCTGGAATACCTTCAGCAGCACCCTGAGCTTCAAGGCCCGTACGAAAAGCTGCAGGCGATGGGGCGGCCACAAACTCCTTATAAGACTCCTATTCAAACCGGAGACGGATGGTTCAGTTACGACAATAGGACAGGTCTGACCACGCCGATGTTCGGTGCCAATGGCAAGCCTTTGTTATCGATCCCTGCGGACATTGATCTTGCTATCAAAAAGGCGCAAGGAGTTGCGGCAGCAACAGAGGTTGGAAAGCAGCAAGGCTCATCCGAAGCAATGGGTACAATCGCTGCGCCGAATGCGCTGGACTTGCTTGGACAGGCAGAAAAGGCTATCTCAAATCAGCCTGCATCAGCTGCAGGCAGGGCCTATGAGACTGGTTTGGGATATTTCGGATTAGGAAATAACACTCAACAAAAAGCGATGGCTGAAGCCGATACCATCGGCGCTCAGTTGATGGCATACGCGAATAAGTTGCCTGGACCTGCATCCGATGCAGATCGGATCGATTTCAAGGCTTCAGTTGGAACTTATGCAAACCCATCTGCAACAAGGGAACAGCGTTTAGCCGCGGTCAGGAAGGCAATGCAACACTTCCAAAATTTGCAGGCTAAATATGGTGGTGGATCACAGCCTTCTGGCGCTAAATTCCTGGGGTTTGAATAATGCCTATCGCTCGCTATCAGTTGCCGGATGGCCGCATTGCTCGTTTTGAAGTCCCTGATGGAACTACGCCTGAGCAGGCCCAACAGATTGGCGATCAATATTTCGCCGAGAACCCTACGCCAGCTGCCGAAGCTCAATCAGCGCCAGCACCAGCACGGGAGCCGCAAGC